AAGCTTGATAAAACAGCTTACACGTATGACGGCGCGATCGTTCCGATTCATGCTGTGGGTTATGGTCGAGAGTGGCGCGAATGGTCTGCTCAGCAGTCAGAAGGCTTCGATGGCTTGATCGACGACAACGAAAATGCAACTCGTAAACTTAAAGACACGATTGTTGACGCTATTTATGATGGTTCAGATGTCACGTTTAAAGGCGTTGACGGATACGGCATCAAAAATGCTGCAAATACTCAGCTTTCTGATTTGGGTGCAGGAGGTCTTAACATTGACTTCACAGACGCATCGGAAACTGCCGAAAACATTAGAAATGCGTTTATCCAGTTAATGTATGTTCTTAGAACTGGGAATAACGTAACTAATGATCTTACTGTTTACATTTCACGCGAAATAGAAGAGAACTTCCAGCGATACTACAGCTCAGAAGACTTAGCTTTTGGGACGTTGCTTGAGAATCTTAATCGGATCGCGGGGATCAAAGACATTAAGACTGATGCTAAGTTAAGTGGTAATGAGTTGTTGTTTGTTGCTCTTGAGTCTCGATTCATCCAGCCTTTAGTCGGGATGGCAGCCTCAACGGTTCCAGTTGTCAGAAGTCAACCATTTGATAATTATAACTTCCTATGTTGGTCTGCCTGTGGTCTGCAAATTCGCGCAGATGCAACTGGCAAATCAGGCGTGTTGTACGCTAGAGAGGCATAATTAATGTCTAAATTCCTAGTTGAAAGATTAGGTGCTGGATCTTACAAAGTAGGCTCAATTGTTGAGCTTACTGATTCAGAGGCCTTATTTTATGCGTCTAAAATTAGACGACTGCCTGACACTGAGCCTGAAAAGCTCGAAGTCGCAACGCCTAAAAGAAAAACCAAAAAAGCCGCTAATTAAAGCGGCTTTTTATTTTTAGATTGCTCTCTTATACAGGCAACAGCCCATAAATTTGCGAATCTATTTATAGAATCCAATTTCATTGATTCAGTGTAGTTCATTCTTTCTTCGTAAGCATCTAGCACTATTTGCTTTGCAAGCTCATCACCTTCAACTATTTTAATTATCTTAATAACGTCAAATCCCTGTTGCCTTTTCTCCATAATCACTCTCGCCATCTCTGAAATACTTTTACAGAATTCATCAGCGGATCCTTGATCGTTCGAATAAGCGCTTGAGCAAAAAAACGCGCAAGATAGTAATAAAATTTTAGATATTTTCATTTGGTTAGTTCCTCGTATTTTTTTAATGACTCATTTAAATTAATCTTATAACTCGCACTCGAACAGGGATGGCATGAGTGCAAGTGGTACGCCCAATAAGCGGCCCAATAGGCGGCATCGGCAGCCGTACAAGCCGGCGTTAAGTAAACATCGTCGGCGGCAAAAGAAGCTGACTCTTTGTTTTTGAATAATTCCTTTCTACTAACTGATTCTGGATTAGCTAACCACTTCTTAACTAGTTCAATATGTTTATTCATTTGATTAATTCCTCATATTCCCTAACAGCTTCAATTGCTTTCTGTTTACAATGATCAACATCAGCAACCTTAGCAGCATCAGCAGCATCAGAAGCCCAAGTAGAAGCACGATAAACAGCAGCAGCACCCTCAGCATCACCCCTAGCAGCATCCCTATAGTCATTCCAAACAGCATCCCTATAGTTATCCCGAGCAGCAACATCAGCATCTTTCAATTCTTCTAAGCTGACTGATTCTGGGTCAGCTAACCACTTTTTAACTAATTCAATGTGTGGGTTCATTTAGTTAACTCCTCATATTCTTCAATGCATTTGATTGCTCGGTTTCTATAGTAATCCGTCCCATAAGTAGCATCAGCACTCTCAGCAGCAGCCCAAGCAGCCCAATAAGCAGCAGCCTTGGCAGCCCCAGCAGCAGCAACAGCAGCAGCAGCAGCAGCAGAAGCACCCCAAACAACTTCCTTAGCAGCCCAAGCATTAGTACTGTCAGCAGCAGCCCAGGCATCATCTTTGTTAGCTTTTAATTCTTCTACGCTAACTGACTCAGGGTCAGCTAACCACTTTTTAACTAGTGCGATGTACGGGTTCATTTTGTTAGATCCCCATATTCCCTAACAGCTTCAATTGCTTTCTGTTTACAATGATCAGCATGAGCATCAGCATTAGCAGCAGTCCTATAAGCAGCCTGAGCAGCCTTATAAGCAGCCCAAGCAGTGCGATAGGCAGCCCAATAAGCATTATCATCATCAGCAGCCCAAGCAGTCCAAGCAGCGTTTTTATTAGATTCTAATTCTTTTAATCTAACTGACTCAGGGTCAGCTAACCACTTTTTAACTAGTTCAATATGTTTGTTCATTTGGTTAACTCCTCATATTCTTTAATGTGTCTGATTGCTCGGTTTCTCCAGTAAGCAGCCCCATAAACAGCATCAGCACTCTCAGCAGCCTCAGAAGCAGCTTTAGCAGCTTCATAAGCAGTATAAGCAGCCCCATAAGCAGACCTATAAACAGCACTCTCAGAAGCAGCCTCAACAGCTTCTCTATTAGCTTTTAACTCATCTAGGCTAACTGACTTAGGGTCAGCTAACCATTTTTTAACTAGTTCTATATATTTGTTCATTTGCTTTGCCTTTTGGTTGATTTATAAAAAGACTATCACACTATTTTGCTTTAGTGGTCGAACCAGTGATATCATTAAGTGTATACACTGCGAAGTTGAGTTGAATTAATGCCGTACAATAGATTTAAGCTAACAAGAGTGACACCTTCACAATTGAAAGGAGTCCAAGAATCATACTACTATCAAGCTGACTTGCAGACACTAGATCAGGTGATGGCGGCTGGATATTTTTCTGGGTTTCCGTGTAGCGATGACTGCGAGACAATTGTTACTGTTAACGCCTCAGACGGATGGGCAAATATACACCCAAACGGCGATGGCGGTGAGTCGGCGCTTGTTGAGTTTCTATCATTAACACCAGAACAGCAAGGCACGCTTGATCACTTTGTGTTTAATCCTTCAACAAATAAGCTTGAGGCAGATAGGCCCATAGAGACAACGCTAAACTCCTTCTTTTTGGGTGATATACATAAAATTTCATCGGGCGCTGAAAATGTATTCTTTACTAACCTGAACAGCAATATAGATTACTTTCCTATGTGGGGAGGGGTAAAAGATCAATCGATCGCGGAAAATCAAGACTACACTGGGATCATAAGTCCTAGCGCTAGAATTTACTCAAATGACCTTCTTACTCTTGAGGTGTACGGCCCTGCATCAAGCTCTGGCTCTGTTCCTTATGCAAGGGCCTCATCACTTGTTGACAATCAATCAATACACGGGCAGCAAGTAATTCTTGAAGAGCAAATACTAGAAACTGATTACTTGTTTTATGAGGTCTTTGCTGGGTCGGATGATAGCGGGCGCATGTACTACGAGCAAATACTGACTAATCAAAGCTTGTCGCCTGGCGATACACTAACTTGGTGGTTCAATCATCCAGTTGAGGGTCGAGAGGGCACGAGCATATATAGCACGATGAAAAAAGCAAGCTCTGAGGACGGGGAGAGAGCTGTATTGCATGTGAGGGAATCGTCTGTAGTGCCGGGCGCGCACTATCTTAACGTTTACTATAGGTTTTTTGAGGATAAGAGCCTAGATTATATATCGCCGTTTCTTTATAACATAGCTATGAATTTTAGTGTTGACGATACGGGTACAACTGTTTTGCTGAGTGATCCTTCAACCGATGAGGCGTTAATAAATTATCCTGTTAATACTATAAAAGCGATTGAGGAAGGTGCAGGGATCAAGGTAATACTCGATGATGGTGATAAGACTTATATAAACCAGTTAGATATATCCCAAACCTATATAGACGGCGTATTGGTCACTCAAACTCTGGCTTCTGCTATTAACGAGTTGAATGCAATTTTTCAAAATTCGGGGACGGCTTCGGGGGAGATCCCCGCCATCACAAGCTCGCTTGCTATATCATTGGTCGAGGGTGAAACTCTTAATTATGAGTTAACTGATAATTACGGGACAGAGTACGAGTGGGACACGTCCGCTGTATCTGGCGTTGTTGTTTCAAGCGATAACAGACGCAAAATAATAGGCGGTTCAAGCTTGGCGGCGGGTACGTACAATATCCCTGTAAAAGCGATTAACTATAATGGCGAGGACAGCGAAACAATTGTATTAACTGTTAGCACTCCACCGTTTGCAAACACAAAGAGCGTGCAGTTTAATAATTTGGATTATTTGGGCGCAAACGCTGCATTATTAGACGGGATACTGGGAAGGTCGGGCAATGGCAGCGGTGCGAGTGACGCATGGACAATTGCATTTTGGTTTAAACCAACATCCAATACTTCTGGGCAAACTGTTTTTTACTTCGGTGACAATGACATTACTAACAGCGGTCATATTAACGTTAGGTTTTTAGGGGTAAATGACAACTTGAGACTACAGTATGGAAGTAATAACAATTTTATACGGTTTCAGTCGGCAACTAGCAGCCTTACAGCGAATCAGTGGCACCACATAGTGATAAGCTATGACGGCGGTACCACTGGCGCGTCTAGCTCAGATATGACCGACTATTATTCTCGATTTAAAATGTTTATTGACGGGTCTAACGTAATAAGCGCAGGGACCTGGTCACATAATAACTTTGGCTACACAGGCGGCATTGATGCGGATAATTTGCGCGTGGGTAGATACGCAAGCGGAAACTACCTAAAAGACAATACCAAGGTTGACGAACTTGCAATATGGAGCAGTGACCAAAGCGCAAACATTAGCGATATCTACAACAGCGGCACGCCTTTTGATTTATCAACACTAACAACTGGCCCTACTCATTGGTGGCGTATGGGGGATGGTGACACCTACCCAAATTTACAGGACAACGGCAGCGCTGCAAACTGTACGTTTGTAATGTATAATATGACATCAGCAGACATAGTTTCGGACGTACCGTAGGACATACATAATGGCTTATACCATCACAATACAAGACGTAAAAAACATTTATTTCGGTTCGGCTGGTGATGCCGCAATTCAAATGGTAATCGACTTTGTTGATCTGGCTGATGATTGCCTTGACTCTAGCGGCTCACCAGACGCAGCACAAAGGCTATTAAAGATATACGCTTGCGCACATATGCTCACTGTTCAGGACGGCGGTGGGGTGTCTAGTGAGTCCGATATGGACGGGGAAAGCGTGACATTTGCAAACGTGTTCAATAAGGCAGGTTTGGGGATGAGTCAGTACGGAGCCATGATCAAGGGCATGGACGGCTATAGTTGCATTGCGGCAATAATGGATAACCCTAGCCGATCGTTTCACGTGGTAAATTACTAATGAGCGTTTTTGCTAGAAGTAGGCGCATGACTGACACCTGTACGTTATGGTCACTCACAAGCGAAAGCGAATATGGAGCCGTATGGGCCTCGCCTGTTACTGTAAAGTGCAATTATCGAGAAGATAGCGAGATCAGGAGGGACAATCAAGGCGCCCAATTCCAGCCCAGTGCTGTTTTTAGATTCTTTGGTAATCCAAACATAAAGAAAGGTGACAGGATAGCGCACGGAACAATTATGGTAAGCGAGCCAATTAGTTCAGCGGAGACAGTCCGACTAGTTGAGACGAAAACTAAACTTCGCGGCAGTGCTGCGTATAATGTGTACACGGGGTAATTATGCCTTTCAAGGCTGGCGCTTCTGTACGTGACGTGAACAGAAATATAGAAAAGTTCGCAAGTAAGACGATACCGAGACGGATACGCAAAGAGCTTTATGTACTTGGCAAAAGCCTTGGTAACTTTGCCGACTTCTATGTTCCTGTTGATACTAAAAATCTAGTAAATAGCAGGAAAGAAACCGTATCATTTAGGGGTAATTACTTCACTGCTAGCGTAGGATATTACACATCGTACGCGCTACCACTTCACAGTCCGCAAAAAGGCGGGAAAATGGACGGTTGGAAGCCTATGACGCCAGAGAATAGAGAGTACAAAACCCGCAATGCATCAAACTTTGTGGGTGGCGGGATAGGTGGGTTTAACATCAACGCAAAGCAAGGATGGTTGAATATTGCGTGGGAATGGAAAGGTGACGAATTACTAGAAGATTTCGCAAACGGGATAATTAAAAAATGAGAGTTTCCGACCTTGTAAGACAGTTCATTATTGATAACGTTGCGACCACATACAAAGGCGCGGCGATCTGGCGTGAAGATCAATACCCGTTCAACAATTCCGGCGATAAAATCATATTAACTAGGCAGTCAGGGCGATCTGTGGACGCAATGATCCGAGAGTTTGACGTTGACGTTATGATGTTTTGCGCCGTGAATTCTGGCGGCGCTGAATTATCCGCTTTATATGATGACGCAGAGAACGCGCTTTCTTATATGAAAGATAATTTTATTGTAAACGAGGATCTAAAGCTAACCATTACTCAAGACGTCACTGGCCCATATCAGACAGGCCAAAATAGATTCTACTATAGATTTTCTTTTCTAGCCTATACTGAGTGATAATTTGCCTTAACTGGTCATACCAGTTATTAT